TTGGAGGATACATTACTTTATGTGTCCGGAATGGAAGTTCGACCAATAATTCGGGTCATGCATCCGTTGCATCATGTTGCGGACCAAATCGTCAGACTCAGAGCTATTTAATCCCGCTTCCTTCACCCACGGGTCGAGGATACTACGAATATGAGCCTCAGGAATCTGCCGAATTTCTCCAGCAGCGTCTGTGAAGAAGTCTGGCCTCTGCGACGCAATTTGATTGAAGACGCCATTACGGCGCACCTTATCATAGAAACCACCATAGATACCACCCGGAGGCAGTGGCAATCCACGTTGGATTGCATCTAGGTCTGCTTGACCTTTATCTACACCAATGAACAGCCTTCTGCTTGGGTCATAGATAAACTGACCTGGATGTCTGTCGGGAATTTTCAGGTAAGTATCACCGACCATTTCTCGGGCTACCTGCTTAACTACCTCAGGGTCTTGCGCGTAGGCTTGCTCCTCGGGGTATGGGAACTCGTGCCAAGCACTGAAATTACCATGCTCAAACGGCAGGATGATTCCACCTTCTGCAACTGCTGTAGCTGGAGGAGTCTTCTTATTGAATGCGTTTGACAATCTCGAAGAAGTCTGCTCAGCGATTGCATTCTCCCTCGGCATCTTAGCAATTTCGGCTGGCGAGAAATGCGAACCAGCTCCAACAGGCGATTGATGATATGGCGAACCCTTGTGAACGATACGCTCGTCATTCACTTTCGCCATCAAACGCTTGGGTCCATATCCGCCCGCGCCAGCACGACCCAAATCCTCAACAGGCTCCTGGACCACATCTTCGATAGTCTGCAGGTCTGGATGGACAACAGGTGCCGGGGGTTTGAATGGACCCGTGCGAGGAGTTTGACGCCGCGGTGTAATTATTGACGCATCAGGGTTAGCCCGATTAAGAACACCCAGGATGGTCTCGTTTGCCTCGTCAATATCTCCACCACTAACATTACCTCTCGATAGTTCGACAAGTGATCGAGGCTCACGACCTCTCATGCCATGAACGACATCATCCCAATGGCCTGATTGATTGATGGGCACCTCTTTGGACAGCTGCATCAGCGTGCGCGCTTGATCCTCGGTCATGCTAGGATCAAAGTGCGTTTGCAGATAATCAATCATCCGGGTCACACCCACCGGATTCTTCAAATTCTCCCGCTGTGCCATCGACCGCAATCGAGCCAGCGGGACGGCCGACATCATCGTCCCTGTGCCTTTAGCTGCCAATGCTGCTTTACCACCCAGCAATGCAGCTTTAGCACCGCCCAAGGCGAGCTTTGCCTCCTCAGGAATGACACTCAACATGTTACCAGCAAGACGTTCAGGAGAGCGATCCTTGACACTGCTCCAGAGATTTCTGCCAGACTCCTTAGCAAAGTCTACGAATGAATCACCACCTGTGCTTCTATCGGCTTTGTTTATTTCACCGAGAGCATCGAAAGCAACATCATCCTCAAGGAAGCCCTTTGCGAAATCACTATCCGGGAGGGACTCATACATCTCTCCAGCGACCTTACCACCGGCACTAAGACTATCCCAGAAGCCTGGAGTAGGTGGAGGCCGGTTCGGGTCTTGCCTAAACTGGAACTCAGGCTGAGGATTAGGCTCCCACATCTCCCGCTTGCGTTGCTGACCCTCGGCCATCACGCTATCGAGCGCCCGACCGTCGCGCATGAAGTCGAATTGAGCCGGTTCCACGTTAAATGGACGAGTGGATTGATAGGGGTCGAGTGTCCTAAATTCGACACTCCCCATACTACCTCTCCGTTCGCCCATCTGGCACCTCTACAGCTTGCGCGCGCTTCTTCCAGCGTTCTTTTTCTTCCTGTGCTGCTTCTCTTGCTGACCGAGTCTCAAGCTCTGCCTGCTTACGGGACCAAGGAACTCTCGATTTTCTGATATTTCCCTCAAAACCCGGCTTAATCGCTTGTGCTTGCGGAGCTGGCCGGCTCTTTTCTCGTTCCTCGTCCAAAAGTCGAACTAAAAGATCGATTTCCTCGCTTTGCACTGCAATCGTATGCTTCAGCGCGGCGCACGACCCGCACGTATACGTTCGCGGCGTGAACAAATCAGCGAAGAAGCCCACGAAACCTCCGGTGCCGTTGAACTGATGTCACTGTCTTGTGCTTGGACTCGAGAACTTCCATCTGTCGGTGCAATCTAGTCCAATCACCCGTTTCCGTAAAGCTCTGAACGACCTGACCGAGCTGCTGGACTCTCTGGTCTCGGCTCCAAACGAGGCGGATATACTGGTCTACCTCTTTTATGAGATATCTTCCGCCGTCGTAAGCGTCGTCACCCTGGAATTCAGCTACGTCCTCGGCAACTTCACCATCTTTACTCTCATAAGTGCAGATGGGAATCGTTTTGATGAACTCTTTGCACGTATCAAAGACCTGCAATCTCGGAAGATTCGTCTCCAGCGGCTCGGGAATGAAGGCTTCCTGATACTTCTGGAAGGCCATTGCACCCCAGTTCCGATAGATGTAAGTTGCGCGCTCCTCCGAATAGCCTTCTGCAGGTATATACTTCGGTGGCTTCGGTTCCCACCTGAGAAAACTGTGCATCAGCATCTTTCCACCCAGACGGTCATTGTCTGCCTGGATGGGTCTGAATCCTGATGCCTTCTGAAACTGCTCGGCTATCGTTTCCTTGTCTCCACGCTTGGCCCAGGCCGATGGGTCTAAGACGCAGGAGTGAATTTCGTGCCGTTCGTGCTGAGAGAGTCGGGCTATGTCCGCCGCCCAAGTCTCTACATACTGTTTGTCCTTAGCATACTCACGATAAAGGAATACACGAGAATCAGGACTAACAGCAGCCCAACCAGCCCAAGTCTTTGCAGTGTATCCCCAGTCAACAGCCAGAATCCTCGGCCACCACTCAGGAACCTCGAACGGCTGGACAACGTGGACTGCGTGGTGCGGCTCTCCGGGACGGCGGAAATCTCTCCACTCAGCGAAGACCTGTCCGGAGAAGACATACCAGTCTCCGTCTTTCTTCGCGCGGCGTTCGGCCTCGGGGAGGATTTCAAGACGCCAAGCATATCCCGGATCAGCCTCATTGAGGTAGGGGTTATCGTCGAGTTTCGCCGGGATATAGATACGAGTAGTTCTGCTCGAGCGGTCGTGTATGATCTTATAGCCAGTTCGTGCCGGGTCAACGAATCGCTCTCGGACCCAGACATGGCCTTGGTTGCCAGGGTTCGACGCGCTACGGACAACCGGCGGGAGGTTCGGCTCAGAAGATCGGACACGGCTTGTGACGAATGAATAGACGAACCACTTGAAGCTCGTGAGCTCATCGAACGCTGCGTAATGATACTCGGTAGTGTCATGGCGCCGTGCGTGCTTTTCCTTTTCGAGGTAGCTCGCCCTGATAATAGCCCCTGAAGGCCACTTCCAAAAGTGCTTGGCTTCGTTGAAGACGGCGCCGGTTAGCTTGTAGAACCTGTCCGCACGAGGGATGATTGATTCCTCAAGCTGCGGGAAAGTCTCGCGAAAGATGATACCGTGAAACTTCGGATGAAGATGCCATCCTCTAAGGATGGGCAGCATTATCAAGAGTTCGCTCTTGCCTCCGCCTGCTGCCCCACCATAGAGCGCTTCGAAGATCGAATCTGGAATCTCAAGAAACTTCTGTTGCTTTTCGTGAGGCTTCCAGATTCGAGTGAAGTTGTCGACTACCTGAATCCCCACGTTACTTCTTGTGGGTGTCCGCAGGCAGCTGAGTCGGCGTCGGCTTCGGTGCGGGCTTCGTCTCGACATCGGGTCCGCGACCCCGAGCCAGCGCGTGACGTGCCTTGGCCGCGTCGAGGGCTTCACCCGTGAGGTTCTCGTCGCCAGGAGCGACCTCATCGTTGAGGAGCAGAAGCTCGGGCGGGTAGGGCGCAGGCAGCGGGATGCCGAGCGCTTCGTGAATCTCGTGCGGCACAACGTAACGCTGGCCGTTGGAGAGTGTGTAGATGCCATCCTCGTGAAGAGCCTTCTGGAGGCCGTGCTGATTCTCGATGGCGAGGGGGCCACCGTAACCGAGGAACAGACGCGACTCTACGACGGTGCAGAGTTGTGTTGGTGTCAGGTCCAGAGCACCAACGGTTGGATTCGTGAACAGCTGCCCTTCAGGAGTCTGCCCAACGAGTTCGATCTCACGGCCACTACGGTCCTTGAGCAGCTGCCCGACTGGGCCTTCGATGACGGCCGCGCCGCCTACCTTCTTGTCCGCCATTGTCTCTCTCCTAGAATTGAGGTTGTCCGCCGCGTCCCGCCATCGCCTGCTGGAGTGCCTGGATGTTCGGTGCCGGTCGACCAGCAGGCATCTGGTTCATGACTGGATTCGGGTTGGCCTGACGCCACTGGTCACGCTGCATGTTGGCGTTCGCCATGCCACCCTGCATCTGCTGCATCATGGCGTTCCTGTCGAATCCACCCGGACCCATGCCGCCGCCAGGTCCCGGCTGAGGAGCGACAGAACCCATCATGCCTGGTGGCTTCTGCATCTGACCCATACGAGCCTGTGACGCTTGCAGCTGTTGCATCATTTGTGCTCGCTGGTCCTCGCCAGCACCAGGCCCGGTCGGCTTGTCGAACACTCCGGCTGCACGCTGGACTTGGAACTGTTGAGGATTGAAGCCCTGAGGCGGGAGTCCCATATCGCCGCTTGCGATATCCCCACCCATCCCCGGACCACCCGCCGGAGGCAGACCAGGGGGAGCAAATCCTCCACCCGCACCCGGCCTCGGATAGTTACCCATCGGGGGCATGCCGGGACGTGGCGCGGCGCTCGGCGGGAGAGGCATCGGACCACGCCCGGGAGGTGCGAAACCACCACCCTGAAATGGCTTTCCTCCGGCAGGCCCATCAGCGTAGGCATTTGGATTCATGCCGGGCAAGATCGGAAGGCGTCCGCCCGACATACCGGGGCCGGGCTGTTGAGCAAAGCCACCTCCCGCGCCGCCCGAGATCGGACCCTGCATCCGAGGTTGGGTCGAGCGCATGCCCATGACCTTCTTCTTGGCTGCTGGCTTCCTCTTGGCAGCGACTGAGGCTTGTGGTGCTTGCATTGGCATGACTTATCCTCGGATACAGAGTTGCCGACGGCGCGCGCGACTAACGGTTGCTGATTCGATCGGGCCGGTCGACGTCGTCCTCGGAGTCGTCCCGCTTCTCGGGTTCGACGAACGACCATGCGTGCGGCGCAAAGGCAGCAATCAGGTCGCCCATGTGGTTGGTGATGCTGAGGACGCCGCTGTCCCCGATGTGAACGTCATCGCCCTTGATGTCCGCTTCGGTCCCGTCGCTGCGGATGATGTGATAGCTGTGCTTGTCGCTGCCCATTGACTGCTCCTCCGGTTACGTTACGTTACGCTCCAACACGACGAACTTCGATAGCGCGTGGACCTTTCGGCGCCTCCAGGCAGAGGAACTCGACGCGGTCGCCGATTTCCAGGTCGGAGAACTCCACTCCCTGAGACTTCTGCAAAGCAGTCCAGTGGAAGAAGTAGTCCTGTCCATCGTTGCCAGCGATGAACCCAAAACCTTCCTTGAGCTTACGCACGACGCCAGTCTCATTCTGCGCGGCGTTGACTTTCTCTACGTGCGTGCCCGATTCGATTTGCCGTTCTCCGTTACGCATCCTTCGACTCCTTTACGACTGTTCCGAAACAGTGCCTTCGAGATACTTCTGCTCCACCCGTTCCTCTCCCACTGAGACAGCCTCGTAGTCGGATTCCTTCTTGACCTCGGGCCGATACATATGGAAGTGGACGGTTTGCTCGGCGCTCATCTCCTTCGGGAGCATCTTCTCGGAGATGATGGCAAGCTGTGACCCAACCTGAGCCAGCTCGCGCGCCTTGTCGATCTTCTTAATCTTGCTGTCATCCAGACACTCAAGCACGGTGTTCAGGCGCTTGAAGGCCAAGTCTCTGATCTTGGTCCGTTGGCCCTCGATAATCTGGACGAGGCTCTGATTCGGCTTGTCGAGGTCGTTGTGACCCTGCTTGCCGTGGTCCGTCATCAATCGGATGTGATCGTGATTGACATTGAACAGGTCGGCAGCCGACTGCCGTCCTATCAGCTGTCCCGTGATTACTGCATCAGCGGCTTCTCTGGGAGTAAGATGTTGCTTGGTTGGCTTTAGCGCGCGCTCGACATGACGGATGACATCTGGGTCGAGAAGATCGGGCGGGGCTGGAACGAGAGGCTCGATTGGCGACGGACGGTCATCCCCATGAGGCTTGGAGTCCCTGTCAATCCGGTTAAGGATATTATGATGGGACCCGAGACGGATGTGTGCGTCTTCTTCTGAAATCCACATGGTTCTAATGTCCCTCGATGGACCCTGGCCCTCTGCTTGCACGATTATAGCATTTTTTGAGGAACTTGTCAAGTCGGCCAAAGTTCGCCCGATGAACATTGTTCCTGGGCCTGAACATTTCTACGGTAGGGGTGTCGAAAGGGGTATAGCCTCTATGGGACCCGTTTGATATCGGGACACTGACAGGATTTTGGCTACCACCCCCCGGAGGGGGGTCATGGGACCCGCGAAGAGGCCTACGGCCTCCCAGTCTATTATACCACACCTCGGCGGGGCGTGTCAACATGAATGTTTATGCATCATCAGTGGATATTCATCCACCTCCAAGATCAAACATACTTTGTGACACAAAGTCAAGTGTAATGTTTACACGCTCGTCGCCTTCACTTTGTTTGGTAAAGTTGCAAATGAGATGTTGCAACAGCCCGATCCTGTGCTATCATTGTCTTCGTTGGTTGTTGCGGCGCATGTCGCGCCGAGGCCAGCCCGGCCTGAAGGCCGGTGAACCGGTGAGATACAGAAATCATGGAAAACCTGATTGTCAAGCTCGAACTCCCCATCGAAGGCAAGCCCGCGTTTGTGTGGGAATACGCCAAGCAGAAGGCCGAGTCGATCGACGACGCCAAGGTGATCGCCAAGGCGATGGCGTCGGGCGAAGAGACGCCTGCCGACTACTTGGTCAAGGCCTTCAACTACGGCCACGACCTGCTCCTGCGCGCGTCCGAGCGGTCGAAGGCGAACAAGGCCTCGCAGGGTCCGGAGAAGGAAATCGCCAAGGCCATCAAGATGATGGTCGAGACGGTGGGCTTCACCGAGGAAGCCGCCCGCGAGATTGTCATCAACCAGCGCAAGGCCGCCGGGAAGGCGGTCTAGGCCACGACGCGGGGGGAGGCTGGTCACCTCCCTCCGTTCGGTCGCGCAATCCTGCGCCTGATGAGTCCAAGGGGACGAAACCGAATGACACAGATCCAGAAGAACATCGACGCCGCCGTGCAAGTCCTCGTAGCGCGAGCCGGGTTCACGCCCGAGCAAGCTCGCGAGCTAATCCTCGCACAGCGGGCCAAGGCCTACGTGCCGCCCACGGTGTGGAAGAACGCGCCGCGACTGGTGGTGGCGCGATGAACCTCTTTATCTTCGACCGCAGCGACCTCGACGAGGTGCTCTGCTACGACCCCAAGACCAAGACCTCCTACACGCGACGGGAGGAGCTTGAGCGCCGGGACTACCATCGGGCCGACGTGGTGCTCGCCAACGGCACGCGGTCGGGCGCACAGTATCTCCTGTGCGTGACGGCGACTGGCTTCGCAGGTGACCTGTGGCTCCTCGACATCCTGAACGACGAGGAGTTCGAGCGCCTCAACGCCATCGCGGGTCGGATGCGCCACAACGCGATGAACTTCCCCCCGGCCTCGAAGTATCTACAGGCCTCCTAGCCCGCCTCCGCCTGGCCTACGCCTCCCGAGGGATTGCCCTTCGGGAGGCTTTTCTTTTGGCCTCATAAACTTATGAACCCAATGTTCAGCCTCTGAACAATACCCTGTCGAATGGCTCCGCATGAGGTTTATGAATCCAATGACGAGTCCGGCGCTGAGCCTGGCCTGGTGGATTGGGCATCGGGGCTGTGATGGGGCGTGAACAAATTGCAAGGCCCCGTGATCAAATCGCGCGCCCGATCGCGGCCTTCCCCCCGCGTCCAGCCAATCATTGATCACGCGCCATTCTCGCAATGTTCAGCCGATGACACCCGGTATCTCTCGTGCATCTCTCGGGTATGTCTCGGGTATCTGTCGGGTGAGTCTCGGGTATCTCTCGGGTATCTTTTGACGGGGCAAGTCCTTTATTATCAATGACTTAGCGCGAGGTCCCCCCCTCCCTCCCCTATCGTCATGGGGGCCTCGATCGTCTAATCCATATCCAGTTCGGGGGCATGTCGGGCACTTTTCCCCTCTCTATATACATTTTTATATATAAAAAGAGAAATAGAGGTGTAATTTTTTTTCGAGGAGGGGGGTAGCCGAGTGGGGGTAAGGGGGGAGGGGGGAGGGGGGGTCTCGGCTAACCCCTTGCGGGTCAACAACTTAGGGGGATCTAACATACCCGACACATACCCGACACTTACCCGAGACATGCCCGACACATACCCGAGAGATCCCGGCAGGCTCATGTCGAACAGCACAATTACCTCATACGGCTACGCCGATAGAACGTAAACTTCCTCATAACCGCTTGACAACGAAACCGGGGTATGCTATCATAATAGACGCCGGGCGGCACGGGCCGCTGGTGGCCTCGAAAGCCCGGCTTGGAGACAGCGATGGCAAAGAGACAGGAACCGTTGAAGGTATCGAGTAAGACTCGAGTAATCGAGATTCCACGCGTCAAGGGGAAGTCATATCCCCGGACCAACGCCGCTCGTCAGGCCTCGACCGAGGCAGTCAACCGCACCGTCGAGTTCCTCATGGGAGTGGGATTCGACCGTGAGAGCGCGCTCCTCAGCATTGCCGCCCAGCTGCACGAATCACTGGTCGCGGTCAAGCTCTACCACGACAACAAGAAGGCCGAGAAGAAGGGAGGCAAGTAATGAAGCTTTCCTTCGAACAGTGGAAACAGCAGGTGGACAATGTCCTCCTCGTTCTGGTTGGCCTCGATTCAGAGTGCTTGCCCGACGTGGACTACTACTCCTGGTATTCGCAGGGCACCTCACCCACGGCTGCTGCAAAGCGTGCCATCAAGATCGGAGGGTCGTTCTAATGCCCCGCGATTACGATGATTACGAGCGTGACCTCGAGGCGGACATGTTCGAGGAGGACGATGACGACCATGAGTGGCGTGCATTTGGCCCCGACTACGAATACGATAGCGACGAAATCGCTTTCGCTGACCCCGGTGGCAACTCAGCCTTGCGCGCCGCTGGGCCGGGCAATCCTCGGAACCTGCCCTGCCCCACATGTGAGGCACCGAATCGCCTGACTCCCGCAGATCGCGCTCGGGGCTATCAGTGCGATGCGTGTGCAGACCGCGCAGAGAGAGGAGGCTATTAATGCTCCGAGCTGCAAGGGAGATTGCGCCAGTCAAGTGTGCAGATTGTGGTTCCAAGCTGGGCACACCGCAGCACGGATTCTACATGAATCGCCAGCGCAACTTCCAGAACAACGGCTGGTTCATCAATTGCACGTGTGGAGTCACCTACGTGTGGTCATGGGATGAGACTGGAAAGAACGGGGGCGTGTGGAAGCGCAGGTCAGAGATGCCCTTGTTCGATGACAAGGCTCGGGTCGATAACTTCGGAAAGAGGGGACAGTAAGATGACACAGAGTGCATACATCGACGTGCGTGGGCCACATCCGGTCTACGTGAAGGGAATGACGGCCATCCTCCTCGAAGGCCACGCACGAACCATCACGGTTGAGGTCGCTGAAGACCTCATCGCGCATGGCCAGCTGAGGGTGCGGTAATGCCCAACAGAAGCATCTACATCAGGCCAGCAGACCTCCCCACGTGGGAGGCTGCAAAGGCCAAGGCCAAGCGCCTCGGCATCTCCATGAGCCAGGTAATCGAGACTGGTATCAGGACTTGGGTCCACAAGCGCGAACGGGAAATCGCGCTGGGCATCTACAAGCCTGCCAACGAGAAGCAGGCTGCTGGTCGGATGCGGAGGGTCGAGTAATGAGGAAACAAGACGCTCAGCCAAGGGTCGAGGAGTGCAGCACGAGGGCAGGGGGCATGACATATTGCCGTGTGCATCGTCAGGAGCACGCTGCATGTCTCCAGATGGCCCACGGCAACCTCTGTCACGTCTGCTTGGAGTGGCATCAGCCGCCCCGCTGCGACGGGAAGGACACGAGGAACTAATGGGCATCTATGATCAGAAGCTCTGCCCCTGCGGTTCCGGCCACTGGTCAGCATGGATGTTCGACTGCAAGGGCATCCCGGTGGCCAGGGTCTGCGACAAGTGCGAGACCAAGACGCGAGCCAAGTATAATCCGATGATTTTCACCGGATACACGCAGGCTGACATCGACGAGCAGATTGAGGAAGATGAGTAACAGCTCGACTGGGCGAGCCTAAACAGCCGTTAAGCCCAGTGCGCCGCTGAGGACAATAGGAACCACCAACCCTCAGCGAGTCGGAAAGGAGGCACAAATGCTCAAGTGTCCGAGGTGTGGCAGATATCTTCCAATCTGCACATGCAAGAAGTCTAACAATGTTCAGAAGCTGAACAAATAGGAGTGTGGGAAATGGCACAGAGATTCTGTGAAGTGTGTAACGACCCGCTGGACCTCGTATCTGAGGAATCCATGTGCGAGTCGTGTCTAGAAGCAGTGGAAGTTGAGGTTGGCTTGATGTCGGATGCAATCAACGCCGAGGAGGATGGATGTCAGACACCGTCTGCACCAAGTGCGGAGGATATCTCATCGAGCGTAACGCCCGACGAGACAAGCACAGAAGTCAAGAGCACGTCCGAGAGCTTCGATGTTCTCGATGCGACAAGCGATACGGGGTCAGAAAGCCTGGACTCAGCGACTCCGAGTTCAGAAGCTTCCCCGACGCCGAAAAAGCCAAAGAAGACTGAGCCGTGCGAGGCGTGTGGGACTTTGGTCGAGAACCTCAAGGCTCTCAAGCACGTTCATGCCAAGGAGCCGCTGATGCTGTGCGAAACGTGCCACGCCAGCGAGACTGCGCTCCTCGAGCACGCCAACGACCCGATGCAGGGCAAGGTGGTTCATCCTGACGAGTCAGCACGCGAAGAGCTGATGACGATGGATGACGCAGACCGCATCCTCTACAACGAGGAGGTCATGCTCAACGTCGAGTCCCCGATTGAGCAGGTCTACAATCGCATCGCTCTCCTCGAGGGTCGGCTCCAGAGGGCCAAGCTGCTCCTCAAGGCCAGCAAGACTACGCTGTTCATGCGTATCGAACACATGAAGAAGGACGAACGGGAGGCAGAGTATCGCCGCCTGAACGAGCGAGATGCCACGAAGCGGCGTCGGACGGCTGCAACATCGGCACCGGGTGCGCCGAAGGTCAAGAAGGCATCTGCACCGCGCAAGACCAAGGCATCGGCTTTCCGTGAGCTGATGGCCGCGCAGGGTCTGCCCAGCGAGTGGATTGAGGAACAGATCAAGAAGGCTGGCCTCGAATAGCATGAAGACGGAAGTCCACGAACACAGGTGGGTGGATGTTGCCTTCGTGGCGAACGTCCCCACCGAAAACGGCGATAGGCTCGGGTATCATATCCGGGCTTGTCGTGAATGTGGGTGGGCTGCTCCAGACCCCATGGAGAACTACCTGCTATCGACAGATGACCATAAGACAATGGTAGAGCACGAGCTGGCCGATATTGGTCTGCGAATGTGCTTTACAGGAGAGGAATCATGAAGTTAGACGAGATGCGTGAAGGAAAGACGTTTCAGATGTTGTTGCACGCTGCACAGTCAGATATGCCTGTCGTGCTTATCACCAAGACGAGGGTTATGACATTGACAGCCAAGGAAGTTCGTGAGCTGGTGGTCGTTATCCTCGAGAAAGAAGAGGAGAACTAATCCGTGGCAATCAAGGTGGCGTTCACAGGCACACAGACGGGCATGACCGAGTATCAGGAGAACAAGTTTCGAGAGTATCTCCTGTTTGTCAGGCCCAATGTCCTCATCCACGGCGGATGCATCGGGGCCGACTGCCAGGCAGACAACATCGCCTGGGAGCTTGGTATCGCTCGTGAAATCTATCCGTCGAATATCCACAAGAAGCAAGGGCTGTTCTGTCGGTTGGGCCAGTTCTACGTTCATGACCCGATGAATCCCCTCACGAGGAACAAGTTCATGGTCGAGCGTTGCGACCTCCTGATTGCTGCTCCACATCAGGGAACTGAGGTCGTGCGGTCTGGCACCTGGGCTACTGTCCGATACGGGCGCAAGAAGCTCGGACCCGAGGATGTGTGGATTATCACCCCGGAGGACAGAACGAAAACCTCATAACCTATTGACATCGGGCAAACGGATGTGCTATGATAACTACTGGCAGCCGTTTGCCCACCCTCCCCACAACGAAAGGTAGAATGACATAGAATGGCTACGATTCACAAGAAATGCGAGGAGTGCGGCAAGGTCGCCAAGGTCAAGTATGAGATTAAGCTTGACTTCGGCTTCCTGACGACCTTCGAGTGCGGGCACACAGTAATCTACAAGGGCATCGACAACAAAGATGTCATTAAGATTACGTCACGCACCGGCAAGGAACTCTTCCCGTTCCAAGCCGACACAATCAAGTTCATGGAGGATGCCGGTGGCGTCTGCCTCGTAGGCCACGAGATGGCCCTTGGCAAGACGGTGTGCGCGTGTGGCTTTATCGCACGCAACAGAGAGGAAGCTCTCCCGGTTCTCATCTTCTGCAGAAGCTCCATCAAGATCAACTGGATGCGCGAGATGTTGGAATGGACGGGCATCGTGGCCCAGGTCATCAACAAGAGCGTGGAGCGGCCTCACCTCGATATCTTCCCTGTCACCATCATGTCCATTGACATGCTTGCTCGTGTGGCCTCCAAGACCATCACGAAGAACGGTGTCGCTGGGACGCCCAATCCCGAGTATTGGGGCGATGAGATTTGGACGCAGTATAAGACGGTCATCATCGACGAGTGCCAGAGCATCAAGAACCCAGCAAGTGCTCGTTCACAGGCAGTCAAGAAGAACTTCGCTGGCACCAAGTTCCGCCTTCCGATGAGCGGCACCGCGGTGAAGAACTCAGCCGACGAATACTTCCCGGTCCTGAACTGGATTCGTCCAGATATCTTTTCGAGCTACGCCGGTTTCATCAACTACGAAACTTACGGACGTCGGCTCTCCAATCCAGAGCGTTTCCACGAAAAGACAAAGAACTTCATCATTCGAAAGACACGGGCCGAAGTTCTCCCCGACCTGCCCAAGATCATGCGGACGTTTCGTCCGGTGCCGATGGACGACGATGTTCTCCTCAAGAAGTATCAGGAGACTGTCGAGGAGTTCACCGCGTGGATGGACGAAAACGAGGACAAAATGTCCCCGGCGAGCTACACGAACTTGCTCGCGTTCTTTGCCAAGATGCGGAAGATTACAGGGGTCGCCAAGGTTCCTGCCGCAGTCGATTACGTCGAGGAGTTCCTGCTGGAGTGCGACCGCAAGTTGGTCATCTTCCTCCATCACAAGGACGTGGCTACCCTCCTGACCGGGCGTCTGAACAAGACGATGCGGGACATGGGTTGCCCGCCCGTCCTGAGCTTCCACTCGGGGCTGGATGGCACGCAGCGCCAGATGGTCATCGACGAGTTCTGGAAGCCTGAGAATCGTATCATGGTCGCTAGCACGCTAGCGGCTGGTGAGGGCATCAACCTTCAGTGCTGCTCGGACTGCCTCCTTCTGGAGCGTCAGTGGAACCCAGCGAACGAGGAGCAGGCAGAAGCTCGGTTCCCACGTCCGGGACAGACGGCTGATAAGATCAACGCGACCTATATCACCGCGCTCGGCACGATTGATGAGTTCCTCGGAGAGCTTATCGAGGGCAAGCGGTCTGCGAACAAGAGCACCTTGGACAACAAGGAGCTGGATTGGGACGAGTC